AGTAGTAGGAGCAAAAAAAGACTTGACAAACATGGGAAAATGTGCATTAGATATTTTTGGCATGGTTTATGCATGGTATAAAAAAAAATCCCCCCTTTCGGGAGGATTTATCAAACTTGGCACGCTTTTTGCTTAAATCATATCAATTGGGATGTTCTTGTTGTTCCCTAACTTCTCGTGGCACGCCTTGACAACGTGTACCCAAAGAAGTTTATCCACGAAATTGTTCAACTGCCATTTCTTTGTGAATGCACCATTCAGAACAAGATTGATAGTAGCAGTAAGGCAATTCTTAACGTAATCGTTGTTCTGAATGAAGTCAATAGCGAATTTCCTAGATTCAATCGGGGAAACACCGCAAAGCTCACTATCACACACAACCTCTGAAACAAAGCGTTCAAACATCGCATTACGTACAGTCTCGTTGAGTTCGTCAACATTCATAGAGAAAGTGACGTGGAGTGCCGGAATTGCGAGTTCCTTAACATTCTTAATCATTTCGTTCTTGTTCATTTTGGTTATCCTTTTGGTTATCCGGACTTGCTGTCCGTATGAGTATTGTAAACCTTTTCAATCCGAATTGCAACACTTTTGTACAAATATTTGTAAAAAGTTTTGTACAAAGAGCAGCATAAATATTTCGTTAAATTACTTGCATTTTGTACAAAAATGAGATAACATCATGAGATAGGATTTGAAAGGGGTTATCTATGATAATACAGGACAAGAAATTACCGGATGAGAAAGGCATAAAAGTTGCTTATGATAGGCGTTCAAAAGCCTATTATTATGATATTTCTTGTGCATTGGATACTGAAACATCGAATCTCATTATAGATGATGACCATAAATATTCATGGATATACATATTTCAGTTGATGATTGGGGATACCTTTATCACATGCCGGACTTTTGATGAATTAGCCGATGTATTCATGAATCTGAAACTAACATATAGCTTGAATGCAAAGAACCGGATAATCATCTATGTTCACAATCTGCCGTTTGAATTTCAGTTCATGAGAACAGAATTTAGGTTTTCTGAATGCTTAGCGAGAAAGAACAGAACAGTGTTCAAATGCTTTTTCGATGATTACGGCATTGAATTTAGAGATAGTCTTATTCTGTCCGGAATGAGCCTAGCAAAAACGGCGGAAAACATGGTGAAACATACCACTAGAAAATTGATGGGTGATTTGGATTACAACCTTATCAGATTGCCATGCACACCAATTACCCCCACTGAAATGGGTTATTGCTACAATGATGTAAAAATCATAGTTGATTACATTGATGAGCAGAGAGAATATTATGGGGATATAACCAAAATCCCCCTAACCAACACTGGTAGAGTTCGGCGGTTCGTGAAAGAAAAGTGTTTCAGAAAGGTTATCAATCCGAAAACACACAAAAAGCATATACCGTATAAGAATCTCATGGATAGGTTAACGCTTGATGTTTTGGAATATGGCTATGCAAAACAGGCATTTTTAGGCGGTTACACACACGCAAACGCTCGTTATTCAAAGAAACTTTTATCAGATGTGCATAGTATTGACTTCACATCATCATACCCCACTGTTATGTTGAGCGAGAAATATCCAATGTCCAAAGGCACATTTATCAAGTTGAACATGAACAGCTACACCGAATTTAACGACTATCTGAAACAATCGGAACGTGTAGCTGTTGTTATGGTGGATCTGTGGGATATTGAGACAAAACCGGATATTCCCGATGATTATATATCCTGTTCACGCCTGTATAAAAAGGGTGAACAGATTATGAACAACAATGGTAGAGTGCATAAAGCCGATTATGTAGAACTGATTGTTACATCTGTTGACCTTGCTCAAATTGTGTCTTGTTACAATTACAGCAAAATTAACATCATTGATGGATACTTTTATTATGTCGATTATTTGCCCAAAGAGATTATAGAAAGCATACTAGAACTGTACGAAAAGAAAACCACGTTAAAAGGTGTTAAGGGTAAAGAAACCGAATATCTGCTATCCAAAGGTATGTTAAATTCTTGCTACGGTATGTGTGTAACTGATATTGTGTCCGATGATGAGCAGTGCACATACACAAAAGGTTGGGAACACATCAAGCCCAATGTAGCAGAATGTGTAGACAAGTATAACAACAATCCGAACAGATTTTTGTTTTACGTTTGGGGTATCTTTGTAACAGCCTATGCACGCAATAATCTATTCAATGGGATTAAGTCTATTGGCATGGATTATGTATATTGTGATACTGATTCAATTAAGTTTTTGAACAAGCCAAAACATGACGCATATATCAACAGCTACAATCAAGAGATTGTTAAAAAATGTCGGGCTTGTCTTGACCATTACGGGTTTGATTATGCCCAACTATCCCCAAAAACCATAAAAGGTGTAGAAAAACAGATTGGTGTGTGGGATTATGAATGCAAGTATGACCATTTCAAAACGAACGGATGCAAACGCTATCTAACTGAAATTGGCGGTGAATTTGATTTAACTTGTGCCGGACTGCCGGAAAATAAGGGCATTACCGAATTAACCAAACTTGGCACAAAAGTTGATGATGTTTTCAACCGTTTTAATGATGATTTTCGGGTTGATGCGGAAAATTCCGGCAAATTAGCGCATTTTTACAATGATGATCCTTTTGAAATTGATGTTGTTGATTATCTTGGGAATCATGGTAGAATATCATGTACTAGCTGTTGTGTACTATTTCCGGTAGCATTCAGTGTAAACGGGAATGCGGAATACCAACTATTTCTGAAATATATCGCAAAATTACAGGGGTGAATTATGTGGCTAAAATCGGCACTGGGTGCTATTGGTAATGCTGTTAGAAAAGCGGTTGATAAGTCGGTTGAGAGTTTTAAGAAAGTACAGAGAGAAGTTAAACAGAAAGTTACAACCGCTGTAAACCGTATTACAACATCTAAAGACGCTCCCAAAGGTACTAAATCTAAAGTAGATGTTAGGGAAAATCAGATTCTTGTTGAGATTGAAACACCTAATGACGCAATCAAGAAAGATATTCATGAGAGTGCAGAACAGGCAGAAAAAACAGTTGAATGGCGTATGACCGAACATGCCAAAGAACTGGCAGAACAGAACACGCTTAAATCTTTGCATGAAAAATATGTGCATGGTGAATTTGCAGATCCAAAAAAGTTTTTGAAAGAATATGATATCAAAGATCCAAAGAACCTATTTTCACAAGAAAAGTTTGAGAGTGCACGGGGCTATATTTGGAAAGTTGTAGCGGAAAAGATGGAACAAAGTAGTGTTTGGGATAACGTATATCAGAGGGCAAAACAGCTCATACTTGAAAAGCGTCATATGAATTTTTTCACCTATGATGAATTGGCGGATGATTATAAGACTTTACGAGAAAATTTCGGCTCTCACACTGGTGAAAAGTTTCAGGAACATTTAGATCGAATTGCCGAAAATATAATCAGTCAGTTGAACAGTGAGTTAAGAGACAAGACAACTAGAGAAGTAGAAAATATCATTAATCAATATAAAAAGTAGTTGCATTTTGGTTTGTATTTTGATATTATGATTGTAAATCAAAGGGGGATTCAAAATATGAAAGATTTTGATGAGATTAAGAAAGTACAGATGTTCATGGCAGATGCTAACGTTTCCACTGCTGTTAAGGACTTCGCCGATGCGAATCCGGAACTCGTGAAAAGTAAGGTAGCATTAATGAACGTTTTCAACGGCAGAACCAACGGTGATGTTAAGGGGCTTTTTGAGAAGTTTCTTAATTTTTACGTTGCTCGTATTAACAAGTATGTTGGAGTATCAACCAATGAGTAATTTTACAAAACTTAATCACAACGGCATTAAAATTGCCGATGGTTACAACTTCACTGGTAATGGCAATATTACCGGAATCGCTTTTAAGAAAAGTAAGGATCTTTTTTCTGCTAATCCGGAACAGACTTATCAGATTTGGGCTATGTATCCAGTAACTAATCCGAAATTCGGGAATCAGATTGTAGCTATTTGTTCCCCCGATGGTGATCCGGAACAGCTGTTTAGGTTCGGCTTTCCACGTTCATTCACCGATGAGATAGATCCGGATGATGACGGACTTATCTCTGATTGTAATGCCGGAACTGCTAGATTCAAGATTTATCAGTACCATTCAAAGCGGTTCGATAAGGATATTTTAACCGTACAGTTTATCTAAACATTTTTGGTTATCTCTTGGCTGTCATATTTTGGGGATTGAAAAATCCCCTTTTTTGTAAGGTGTGAAAATGTTCTCATTACTACCAAAGAAAAAATTTTATTCTCTTGATAAAATCCTTGAAAAGAATTGTACATATAACATCATCATTGGTGAACGCTCCAACGGCAAAACCTATGCTTGTCTTGAGTATGTTATCAAAAATTTTTTCAAGACTGGTAAACAATCCGCAATTCTTAGACGTTGGCAGTCTGATATCACTGGTTTTCGTGGTAGTCAGATGTTTGCGAATTTCGGCAGTGAGTTAATAAAAAAGTATTCCGGCGGTAAATATGATGCCATAAAATATTACAGCGGAAAATTTTATTTTGGCAGATACGATCCGGATATGGATAAAATTATTTATTCAGATGGTGGTCTATTCTGCTTTCTTATGTCACTTTCTGACAATGAGCACAATAAATCCCTGTCTTATCCGAACGTAAACACTATTGTATTTGATGAATTTATTGCAAAAAATTTATATCTAACAGATGAATTTGTGGTGTTTATGAACACTCTATCAACCATAATACGTGATAGAACAGACGTAAAAATTTTTATGTTGGGTAACACCATAAATAAAAATTGTCCTTATTTCGATGAAATGGGGTTAAAAAATATTCTGTCACAACAACAGGGTACAATAGATTTATACAGCTATTCAGACGGGAAATTAAAAGTAGCTGTTGAATATACAGCACCGAACACAACCAACAAGACAAATAATTATATTTTCGGTTTTGAGAATCCCCGACTTGAAACTATAAAAAATGGTGCTTGGGAACTCGCATTATATCCCCATTGCCCGATAAAGTTTGACCGTAAAAACATTTTGTATACATTTCTGATTAAGTGGAAAAAAGCCGTTTATCAGTGTGAGATAGTTGGTGTTGATGATAATTATTTTATTTTTTGCCATATCAAGACAACACCGATAAAAGATGATAAAATTACATTGGTGTATGATATTGAACCAACTGGTAAAATCAATTACAGCACAAATATTTTTGTTGCACGTAATTCGGTTGAACAGACAATAAAGAATTTGATTATTTCGGAAAAGATATTTTTTCAAAATAATATAGTTGGTGATTATATCACATCATTCTTAAAATATTGTCGGGGTATAAGATGAATCTAGCAGACTGGCAGAATTTAATAGGGGCTTTGGGTTTCCCTATTGTGTGTTGCATTGCGCAATTCTATATTATTTTGCGTATGAACAGAACGCACAATGAGACGTTAACCGAACTGAAAAGAACCATAGACAATAATACACAGTCGATTATTGACCTTAGCAACACTATCAGGGATAGAAAATAATTATGGACAAGAATAAAATTAATTCGTACATTTCCGATTATCTGCTCAATAATGCCCTGTCGATTTTTAAGTATGACGGGTTACCGGATAACGTTAAGGCGGTTGATCTTGAAAAAAATTTGCTCCGCTTTGGTAAAATTCTTTTCACCAAATGGCATGACGAGTTTTATATTTTCTCATATTCTGATACTGGTAAGCAGAATTATTTAGGTGAATACGATCATTATCAGGTGAATAATCCCTATATTCAGTGTAATGAAGTTTTTTCAGATGATAACGCTGTCAGAATTTTTAACACTGATACCCACGAACCATTAATAAATTTAATGGGTATATATTCGGAACTGCTTACTGAATCATATATTACGCTCAATATGGCAGATATAAATAGCCGTATACCTTTTTTCATTTCCGCCCGTGATAATGCGACAAAAGCAAGTGCAGAAATTTTCGTAAAGCAGATTCTTGACGGAAAACAGGGTGTTATAGCAGAACAACCGCTATTTGAATCACTTAAAATCAATCCGTTGACGGATCATGAAAATATTTCACAGATTGTTGAACTGAATAAATTTTTCTATTCTGACTATTTTCAGAAAATCGGACTGACTAATCTCTACAATAATGTTCATGATAGGATTTCGGCAACTGAAACCGAATTTACAGCTACTTCAATCTATCCGTATGTTGACAATATGAAACGGAACAGGGATATAGCGGTTGAAAAAATAAATGCTATGTTCGGGTTGAATGTGTCTGTTGAATTTTCTAGCAGTTGGGATTACAGGATTAAAAACGGTGATAACCTTACCAAAGATGATTTCAAAGATCCGGATATGGGGTTTGGTGAAAATTCCGATTCAGAAAATTTTGAAAATAATTCCGGTGATACTGAAACTGATTCAGATAGTCAGGAGGAACAGAAAGAATGAAAAAAATTTCTGAATTAATTGGCACTGGTGATTTATTTGCAGAGATTGCGAAAATAAAACCTTTCTCTGCTTTTTCCGGCATGGACACAAAAGACTTAACAGCATTTTTTGTGTGTCAACAGGGTGATAGATGGTGCACTGATTCTGTTTCCGCTATGACGTTGGAACAGATAGCGAAATTGATTGTCTACACTCGTGGTGAAATTATCGACAATTTGACCACGTATCATGATAAATTTTCTGAAACTCTGAATAAGTCAGGTTCTGCTGTAACCGTACACACTCAAACCAATTCCGGCACAAATGATTCACTTCAGAAAGTTGTACCGAACAACCTAACAGAGATGAAAGAAAAATCACTCATTGCGGTTACCAATACCGGAACAATACAGGATAGAACAGAGACAACAGAAAAAATTTCAACCGATGATAAAACGGGTATATTTACAAATGATTTAATTTGTGATATATTCTCAACAATAGCAGATGCTATATCTATCCACATATATGTTGATTAGGTGATAATATGAAAGTAACACAAATTGCGGAACTGGTTAACGGAATTACCGAACAGGTTTTAGGTAAATCCGCCGAACTCACAGCAGAGAATCTGAAAAATATTGTTGATGTTGGTACACAGCTCACTGATTCGGCTAACATTGATAATTATGTTAAGTCGCTCGCAGATAGGATTGGAAAGGTTATTTTTGTTGACCGCCCCTACTCCGGCAGTGCTCCGGCACTTCTTTATGATTCTTGGGATTACGGTTCGATTCTTGAAAAGATTTCCGCCGAAATGCCCGATGCAACCGTTAATGAAACTTGGGAATTAACAGACGGAAAGGATTACAGTCAGGATGTTTTTCATAAGCCTGTTGTTTCCGCAAAGTTTTTTAACAAAAAGGTGACTTTTGAGTGTGAGCAGAGTTACACAGAAAGGCAGGTAAAGAGTGCTTTTATTTCGCCTAGTGATTACAATGCATTTCTCACCATGCTGTATAACAGCGTGGAAAAGTCTATGACCATTAAGATCGATGGGCTTATTTCTCGCACAATTAACAACATGATTGGTGAAACCGTTCACGCAGACTTTGCTACCGTTGCAGATGGTGATTATTCAAAGTCTGATAGTGTGCGTTGTGTCAATCTGCTTAAACAGTACAACAGTATTGCTAATGTAACTCTCACACCGCAGAACTGTATGTTTAATGCCGATTTCCTTAGGTATTCCGCATTTGTGATTAAGTCCTATACAGATAGGATTAAGCGCATTTCTACACTGTTCAACGTGGGTGGAAAGGATAGGTTTACTCCTACAGATAAGCAGATGCTTATCCTTAATTCGGATTTTGCGGCATTTGAAGACGTCTATCTTTCCAGTGATGTGTACCACAACGAGATTGTTAAGATCCCTAACTATTCAACCGTTCCTTATTGGCAGTCATCCGGAAAGACTTTTAACAGGGATATCACCACAGCTATTGATGTAACTCTCAATGATGGCACTAATATTGCGTTCGGCGGAATTGTCGGTGTTCTGTTTGATCATGATGCGCTTGGGGTTACCTGTACTGATAGACGTGTCAACACGTATTACAATGCGAAAGCCGAATTTTACAACAATTTCTACAAATTCGATTCTAGTTATTTCAATGATTTGAATGAAAACTTTGTAGTATTTTTCGTTGCTTGATGTTTCACGTGGAACAATCGAACAGGGGGGATTTAATCCCCCTTTTTCATAGGTGGTTATATGGAAATTAAATTATATAATACAGCTAGCAATGCTAATGTTCTGAATAAGAATTTAACACTGGTTAACACCATTGACGGGATTATTACAGACTATGAACAAAACTATGATAATATCCGCCTTAATCTACACACTAGTGATAACTTCAATTATATCTTTATTCCTAATTATCATAAGTATTATTTTGTAGATAATGTAGAAATGGCAGAAAACGGCATGAACTTTTATGAGTGCCGTTGTGATTTGCTTATGTCCTTTTCAGATGTCGTAAAAAATAGTATAATAAAACTTAGGGGTAACACCACAGTTATTCACAATTCGGATGTTCAAATAGATAGAACACCAACGAATATTTTTATTGTTCTCAACCGTGTATCAGATAATGATCCGGCATTATAACAGGGGGTTTCTATGGCAACATCAACTAAACTATGCTTAAATCCTGTATATAAAACGGGTGATTATATCAATGCCATTGACGAGTTAAAAGAAACTCTAGATGATCCTGTTTTCGGAACAATCCCCAAATATTCCGCATATGTTGGTGTTGGTTCGTCATATTCGTACAACACACAAAAAATCCCTTATAACGGAATGTCATACACCAAAGGAACACCAACAACAAACGGTTCTCTTGATGTAACATCTACATATCAGTTATATTCATGGGTTAACGGCAGTGGAACTCAAATATCCGGCACTGATTATGCGTATCTGATATTTTTGGAATTTTACACAAATAATATAACTTCATATAAATATGATCCCCTTAAACATACTAAATGGACTGATTTATATGAATCAAATATAACCACATCTATAAAATCAGAATGTAAACTCACTAAAAAATATTGGGGTTCTGAAACTCTGATTAAAAAAGCCGATGCTGTCTCATTTTCAACATCCAACATGGTTATCTACAAAGGCGGTGAACCATATCAGATAAACAGGCGGTGTGTGCGTGTATCATTTAACTATACAGATGGTGCTAAATTCTCATATGATAGCGGATACAGCAACTACATAACAGCCCCTTTATATAAGTGGTTATCCTATTGGGATTATGTGAAACTTGATGATTCGGGCGGTGATACCCCTGTTGAAACAGCTACCGTATCTGTTTCACTCACTAATGCGTCATGCAACATTGACACCGGAACAGAATATAATGTTGGTTCTACAGTTGCAATTATTGTAAATCCCAATACTGGTTACACCTTTACAACACCGCCGAAATTCAACAACAGTGCTATGTCACCTGTTGGTGATGGCTCATATTTCGTAAATGCAACCATTACATCAAATAATGCCATAACTGGTTCTGCTGTTGAGATTGAAAGGGTTAAAATTACTACTGATTATGAGCATTGCACCGATGATGTGTCAGTTGGTTATTCAGTGGGTGATACAGCCAATATCACATTAACTTGTGATGATGGTTACATTTTCAATGATTTTCCGACTATTAATCAGTCCGGATTGGTGTACTCATTCTCAATATCAGAGGATTTTAAGAAAGCCTATATTTCATATAAGGTTCGTGGGGATTTTTCAATCTATGCACATGCCATATTGAGCAGTGAGAATACATACGGATTCTACGCAATCTATGAACCTACAGACGACTTCTTAAAAGCATTTGCTAAAAATCATGTATACATGATTGGAGCAGGTACAGTAACCGAATATGATTTAACACCGTTTATATACAACATTTACAAATTACCGTTTAATGTTGAAAATTATACAAATGCGGAAACCGTTTCAGGTGTACAGTTTTATAAATACACCTACAATGTACCAACTAAATATATCCCCGATAACGGTCATATTTTCACTGTTGATTTTGGTGTGATTGATGTTCCTAGACAATTCAACAATGACTACGACTATGACGCACAAATTACGCTTGAAACTCCTTTCTTTGCGAGTGTGCAACTTGACGCTAATCGGGTGATAGGTGGTTCGGTGCATGTTGTCGGAACAGTCAACCTATATGAAAGAACCATGTATGTTGATGTATACGACAAAAACGGAACGTGCATATCCGAATCTAAACAGCAGATTGGTTACAATTTCCCTATTGTAACAGATACGTTTAAGCAAACAGGCGCATATTCAGACGAACTATCAAACAGTCTTGAATCTGCTAAAATTGTTGTGAATTATGATTTTGCAATTGCGCAAATTTCCACTCTTGTTGGTACTGTTTATGCCGATGATGTGAATCTCGTTGGATTTACAGGTACAGCCAATGAACGTGAACAGCTTGAAAGCATTATCAAAGGGGGTATAAATCTTGATGAATAGAGATAGGTTGTTTCAGTTTTTGCATTTTGTGTGTAGCTATAATAATGTTCGTGAGAATAGCAGTGAACATAGGCATATTGTAGACACATACAACAGGATTAAACCTTTACCTGTTGGTTATAAGGTATCCTATACTGACTCATGGTGTGCGGTTTTTGTGTCTTTCTGTTTTCGTGTGTTCTTTCCGGATATCGTTTTTCCGTATGAGTGTTCATGTTCTCGCATGGTTGCTAAAATCAAAGATATGTATATGCAGAAATTGCACGTCAACGGAAAGAAAAGCATGTGCGGATATAAACCTAAATCCGGTGATGTTATATTCTACCGTTTCCACGTTGGGCAGATTGATCATATTGGTATCATTATAAATGCTACACCTGTTTCTATGTTGGTTATAGAGGGTAATTATTCGGATAGTGTGAAAATCCGTGAAGTGAAGTATGACAATCCTAACATCTATGGCTATTTTGAACCGTTTTGAAAACTTTTGTACAAACTTTTGTAAAAAAGTCTTGCATTTCTGATTGTCAGGTGCTAGAATGGCTGTACGGTTGAATTGAACCGGATAGCTAAGAGGTTTGAAATGAATTTTGACTATATTCCGCTTGATAAGGCGGTCATTGATGAAACCGTTAAGGAGTTTGAGCAGAACCGTAAAGCTGTACTTTCTAAGGTTCGTTTTGATAAGGGGTTTGATAACTCTGTTGTTGGGCTTGATTTTCTGAATGAGTTAATGATTTGGGGCGGTTCTAAGGTCAACATCTACCATGTCGCATTCAATGTCGCTTATAACTATCTTGAAAGGGATATTGAGAGCATGTCGGATGATGATTATAAGATGATTTTAGGTGTTGTTTCTCGTTGGGCTAAGGCTTTCAAGTGTGCTTATGACCATTCATCAAGCGTAAATTTCTCATGGGCTTTTCGTGAATTATTGAAAGAAGTTAAGCCCCTTATTGCCGATTAAGCAATAATCAACCAGTATTGAGATAAGCCCCTACTGAAAAGTGGGGGTTTTTTTGTTTTGTGATATACATCAAATTTGTACAAAGATTTGTAAAATAATTTATACAAAAGTGTTGCAATTTTCTGAAACAGGCGTATAATGAATTACAGAAAGGTGATGAAAAGAACATCATCTAGGAAAACAAGGATAACCAAAATGAAAAAAGTAAAGTTTACCACTCTGAATGAGATTGTAGAGAACGGCAAGAATAGCGACAAAGTAGTAGCAGTTGCATCTATGATTAAGGCATTCACCAAGAACGTTAAGCTTGTTGTTAACGGCAGTGAAGTATGGTTCTATATGAAGTCCACTACCGATGTTGAGCACTCCAACAATGTAACCGCTTATGGTGTTCTCGTTAACCTTATCGATTCCCACTACAAAGTCGGTTCTTTCCTTTGGAATGATGACGTTAACGGGATTCCTTATGAAGTAGTTGATGTTAACTTCAATAATTGGATTTTCGATTAAGCAATAAGCGTGCCAAGTTTGATAAATCCTCCCGAAAGGGGGGATTTTTTTTTATACCATGCATAAACCATGCCAAAAATATCTAATGCACATTTTCCCATGTTTGTCAAGTCTTTTTTTGCTCCTACTACT